GGGCTGGGCTGCCAGAAAGAGGGAGCGATGAATAAACATTTTGCTTGGCAATATCCAAGAAACAGCCAGGGATGGATAGACTTCCCTGACAGACATCATGATGTGGTGCTGAGGAAGGAGTTGAGATTTCCAGAAGACGTAAGAAATCATCCAGCTAAGGCCAACATTAGGGTAGTCAGGTCAATTATAGAATATGTGAGTGAATCAGGAGATACTATTCTTGATCCTATGGCAGGAACAGGAACTATATTGTTAGCATCATTGGAGTATGAAAGGTCAGTCATAGCTATTGAACTGGAGAAACCATACTATGATTTGATATGTCAGTTCAGAGACGAGCAGGTCATACCAAATGTCTTTGTTGCTAATGGAGACTGCAGTAGGATACTACCACTTCCTTGTGATCATGTGATATTTAGTCCACCATATAGTGTAGCATAGAAGAAAGCGCCAAGTACTAGTGAGAAGGATCTGGCTAGAGCAGGTGTTGCATTTATAGGAGATATAAGTGCATACTCAATGTCGCCTGGAAACGTTGGCAATCTTAATGAGTTTATGCACAACCAGACAATGGAGAAGGTATACAGACTGCTGTATGAGTCTATAAGACCAGGTGGCAGTATGACTGTTATCCTGAAGGATTTTATCAGTGGTGGAAAGAGAGTGTTGTTGAGTGAGAGATGCAAGAAGCAGTGCAGGATAGCAGGCTTTGAACTCTGGGAACACTACAAGAGATCCTCTATGGGAGGAATGTTTGTCAACATCAATAGGAGTAAGGGACTGCCGACTATTGATGATGAGGACATAATAATGTTTAGGAAGGAGACTAATGAATAAATATGTTCTTATCCACATTGATAGATACTTCAAAGAGTTAGTAGATAGAGCAGTACATAGATGTATTGTAGAAGCAGTCAGAAAGGCTGGGTATGAGTATGACAATCTGCCACTTGACGGACGAGTACAGATAGATACATTAGCTGTTTCACTGGATGAAGAAATATATAGTATAATGGAGGATAAGCAAGTTGAGGTGGAGCTACTACGGGAGCCAGACTCCAGAGAGTCAATTAGATGATTTCCTATCCCAGCCTCCTAGTTTGGTGGCAGTAGACGTTGAGACAGTAAGTGATAGAGATCTAACACCAGTTGGGCTGTCTATAGCAACATCAAGAGATGAGGCTTTCTATTGGCCTATAGATAGCCCAGAGCTACCTTTGTATGTGTTGCAGGATCCTGGTATTACAAAGATATATCATAATGCACTATTTGATATGGAGGCACTATCAAAACTTTGGCTTAATCCAGACAGGAACATTGACATAGAGAATATAGATGATACTATAGCTATGGCTAGGCTATTGAATATGCCTAGGGCATTGAGTAATCTGGCTCCACGATATGGGAGTTATGCTAGAAGTATGAAAGAGGTGATGGGAAGAGGAAGGAAGACTACAGAACATTTAAGTCAAGAGATTATAGGTAGAAAGTGTTGTGAAGATACTACTGCTACATTTGCAGTATATGAGGAATTGAAAGAGTTAGTAGATAAGAAGTACTATAGAATGGAAACTGATATAATTCCAATACTATTGTCTATGACATTGAGAGGAGTGGCAGTAGACCAGAATATAAGAGGAGTACTACAAGAAGAATTGGAGAGAGACGTAGAGTATTATAAATTGCTAGCAGATGAGTATGACTTTAATCCTGGAAGTCCGCAGCAGGTAGCATATACACTGTCAAAACATAAAGTATTCTTGCCTATGATAAGAGGTAAACTGACAACAAAGGCTTCAGAGCTTGAGAAGCTTGACCATCCTATAGCAGCGTTGGTGTTGAATTATAGAAGTGCTAGTAAGAACTTGAGTACTTATGTGAGACCACTGGAAGGATTGGATAGAACACATAGTAGGTTTCATGCTAATGCAGTAACAGGAAGAATTAGCAGTACAAGACCGAATATGCAGAACATACCGCATACGTTGAGAAATATGTATAAGCCTGATGGAGATGTATTTACTGACTTTGACTACAGTCAAATCGAATTGAGATTCCTTGCATATCTATCTGGTGATAGAATCATGCAGGGTGTGTATGATATGGGAGGAGATATACATCAGGCTACTGCTGATGCTATGGGAATAAGGAGGAGTGTTGCTAAGAATACTAACTTTGCAATCATATATGGAGCAACAGGAGCAACAGTAGCTGAGACTGCAGGAGTGTCATTGAAGAGAGGACAACAGATGTTGGAGAGTTGGTTTAGAGCATATCCGACTGCAGGAAGATGGATTTGGGAGACACAGAAGGTTGCTATAAGTCAAGGATATGTTGAGACGCTAGGAGGAAGGAAGTTAGTACTTCCTGTTGATGAGCCAGAGGGAAAGCTGATTAGGAAGCCAGTTAACTGGAAAATCCAAGGTAGTGCAGCTGAGGTTATGAAGAGATCAATGATAGCATGTAGGAAGTTGCCTATATCATTGCAGATCTATGATCAACTGTTAATACAGGGGAGGGTGGAGTTGCCAGAAGGATTGGATAGGTTGAGTTCAGTGTATACTCCGATAGATGTCAGGGAGACAGAGAGATGGGAATAGAGATATCAGATGCTTGGTTGGAGTTATAGATGATAACACTGAAATGGACTATACCATACAAAATAAGTCCAGAGTGGGTAGAGGCTAAGCCAAAAGTACTGAAGGGTATGGTTGTAGCATTGAGATTACCAAGAAATATGTGGAGTAGATATGGTACTGCAACCAGAATACACCCTCCAATTGAGTACTGCGAGAGTGATAGGTGGTTGATATAGATGAGAATAAGAGACAGAATACTAGGTTGTGTGTTAAGACTAATAGTTGCTATATTCCTAAAGCAAGGAGAGACTATAGCAGTGACCCTGCACCACAAAGACAACAATGAACTTACTGACACTCATACATACACATGGAGAGTGTTAGATGCTTGAAGACCTACTAAGTCTAAGCTATCAAGAAGAGATTGTAGAGTATTGCGAAGCGTGTGATTTGTATATGCACAGAGATAACATAGTGTATGGTGTTGGGCCTGACTATGCAGACATCATGTTAGTGGGTGAGGCTCCAGGAGCAGAGGAAGATAGGACTGGGATACCATTTGTGGGGCAGGCAGGGAGAGTGTTAGATCAGGCATTAGAGACTGCTGGCATACACAGAGATGACGTCTATATAACTAATATAGTGAAGTGTAGGCCGCCAAAGAATAGGAATCCAAGTCCAGAGGAGATAGCTATATGCTTGCCTTTTCTGACGACACAGATAGAGTTAGTTGATCCTAGAGTAGTTGTAGCATTAGGAAGATATGCAAGTAATGTACTGGTTGGGAGGGGGCCAATGAGGAATCTTAACGCTTCAGTACATTATAAACATGGCAGGGTGTACTATTGTATGTATCATCCTGCAGCTGCACTATATACACCTGCTATATTGTTTCATATTGTAGAGGCTATGAAGTATGTGCCGAGGTTGGTTGAGGAACATAGAGAGTTGGACTTCTCACCTTTCTACTAACGTTGGGCAGTAGAGGTGAGACTAGAGGTTCTAGCCATCTGATTGCGACTCTTGATTATATTTTGGAACTCAGATATACGGCGGTTGCCTTCAAACTTCATTTGAGTTGAGACTTCAAGATAGCTAGCCACAGTTGTAAGATAGCCTTCAGAGGCTGTAATGAGAGTCTCTGCAAGGCTATTTCTTACAGTGGCTTCTGCTATGTAGATTTGGCCTTGGGCGAGACGCTGGTTGGCTTCCTGATTGTGAGCTTGAGCAGCAGAGATGAAGTTCATACCTATTTGAGAGAGAGCTTGAGCAGCAGAAGCGCCAACTTGGGCTGCACCTATGTAGCCTTCACGGCGACGAGAGATGAGTTCAGCAATTGAAGTTGCTACAGAAGTGTATCTTGCATATAGATCTGCAACACCTTCACCTTTATTAACAGTGTTGATAAGAGCTAGACCAGTTTCCAGATATCCACTAGCTTCCTTAGCAAGATCTATGAAATCATCTTCGCCATATGCAGATGGTATTAGAGCATCACCGTCTGCTACTTTGTCAGCCAGATTAAGACGACCCTCCACTGCATCTGCATTAGTGTCTCCAGCATCTAGAGAAGTCTTAGCATAGCCAGTAAATGTTGCGACTGCATCAAGGGCATCCGCTGCTCCTCCTGTGATAAAGGCTGATACAGAGTTTAGTGCAGTGTCTGCTAGGTATATCTGACCAGGAGCAGCATCGGATAGTGATGCAGTGTAGAGAAGGTCTGACGCACTGGAGACTAGAGCAGCAGCTAGGCGTTGATAGTAGGAGGCTAGGAATAGGAGAACATAGCCACTGCTACCTAATACCACTGGTTCATCTGCGTATCTCTCATAGGAGCCAGAAGAAGAGGTTGTTGGGATAGTATGTTGGGCTAGGTAGAAGATTCTGACGTGGTGGCCAGCAGTGAGTTTAACTTGGCTGCGGTCGTCAGACTTACTGGTGATGATGAATAGACGATCTCCCCATAGAGTGTAGATGATGAAGTTTTGAGGAGGGTTAGACATAGGATACTCTACACGCTCGATGGAGATCAGGTCAGTGAGAGTGGCAGTGCTGACTGATGTTCGAGAGGTCTCATAGGTAAGGTAGTAGGTTGTATCTGCTACCATGTCACCAGTAGACAGTGGTATGATTTGGCCAAGAGTGTAGTCCATTGTGTAGTCAGTGTCCTTGGTATATAGTGTTCCTGTCTTGGAGGCCGCACTATATACTAGCTCACTGCCATATTGGAGGTAGGTGTTGGCTAGTTGGACTGCAATGTCGAGGTCTCCACTGTCAATGGTTTCATCAGAGACATCATAGTCTACAACTATCTCTTTGACTTTTTCTTGGGGGTAGAGGCGGGAGAGGTCTTGGACAGCCTGCTGGATACCTCTGATAACGTATTCATCACTAGCATGAACAGCGGCAGAGTCTCCGAGGGATTCTCGAACTGCTTCCATCATTTCGATGAGTTTCATAGTAGATCTCCTATATTCCAGCTTTGAGTAGTCTAGACTCTATGGCTGCTAGATCTCTGATTACATCACTTACTGCTAGAGTTGTCAGCATAAGTAGTGCACCAATGTTAGTTCCATCAAGTATTCTGTTGTCTTTGTCCTTAGCTCTTACAAAGTCAGGAAGTGTACTATAGTCATACTTCCCTTCTGGATTAACTGATATATGTGATACAGCATCTGTTACATCTATGTTATGAGGTTTCTTTGGACTGTAGTCATACAGATTAGTAACATGGACATCCCACCATCTTAGATCGCTTCTGCCTAGACTATGAAGATCGCTCTGAATTGGAAGTATTGTCTTGTAGGCCATGATATCAAAACCTGAACCAGGAATAAGATCTACATATCCAGGAGCCATTAGTCTAAGACTACCAGAAAATGCAGATATTAAATCTACATTTAGAAGACCGTATGAACGTATGTAGCTAGCAGTTAATGTAGTAGCTTCAACAATACCTCCAGTGAGGTTACATGAGTACAGATTCACACTTTCAATGGTACCTGCAGTAACATGCCCAAGGTTGGCAGAGAGAGCGGATAGGCTACCTACACTTATCTTGTCAGCAGAGATTGAATGAGTATAGATCTTGCCGCCATCAATGAGAGTTGCATCAGAACCATGACGCCAGTTGCTTAGAGTCTGTGCTCCTTATATTACTATTTTACCAGCAGTGATGAGAGTTGTTGCTCGGCTGTTGATAGCACTAGTCAGTTTATTGGCATCAGTAGCATCATCAACTACTAGAATTCTACCACTGGCTCCATCTAGGCCTACTACATTTATCTTTGCTGCTGTAACTGCATTGGCAAAGAGCTTAGGTGTAGTTATAGCATCATTAGAGATTGCGGTAGTAGTAATTACACCTACCCCAAAGAGTCTAGCCTCTGATATTGCTTCGTCAGCTAGCCAGTCAGTAACTACACGTAGGCCATGACTGCGGATAGGTCGTATGCCTATGTCAGTGCCAGAGGCTTGGCCAGTAACTACTGCAAGTATGAGCTTACGTGCACCTATAGCATCATTGAGATTGCCATGTTCAAGAATGGCAGTATCTGTAGCATCCAGGTTGGCATATATGTAGACTAGCTGACCATTAGATATGTTAGTGATTTCACCACTGCTTATAGCTATGTATGAGCTATCAGCAAACTGTATATTGCCACTAGTCCAGTGAACAGCACTATGTCTATCCTGACCATTGAGGCGGCCAGGACTGAATGTTATACTTGCGTAGTAGGACTGTGCACCCATGCCGAGAGATGGAATAGGTAGGTTGCCACCAATAGCTCTGCCGCTGATAGGTTGAGTTAGGAGATTGAGACCAGTGAGGTCATCAAAGGGATTTTGGGAGGACATGTCTGGGCTGGTAGCTCCACCGAGAGTAATGGTTAGTCTGTATATACCCTTTCTGGGATCATGAACTCTCTTCAAGGAGCCTACTCTGCCGTAGACACTGGAGCCTAATCTGCTATCAATTACTTCGATGAAATCTAGAAGTTCTTGTCCACAGTTCATAGGAACTTCTATTACACCTTGGTTGATTTCTGTCTTGAGACGGTGGAGGTAGGCTTCAGCTAGTTGAACACACTCAGCGTCTGATTGAACATTCTCATCCAAGATAGATATAGTGTAGTAGGTATTATCGTAGGCTGCATAGGAGTCATTGTCTTCGTAGGAGCCAGAGTAGACTATATCAGGAACATCAATAACACTGGTTGGCATAGCAGATACTACTACGACTCGGTTAGGGATAACATGAGCAGCTTGTTTGGCAGAGGAGAAGAAGGCGTGGTCAGTGTCATAGGTGTATACAGTTGCAGCACTGGTTGGAATGTGGACTAGGCTCATTCTGTTGTTGGCTGAGTCATAGATGAGACCTGACTTAGTCCTAATAAGTAGGTCTCTGATTACATTTCGGACAGGCTGATTGACTTCAGTTTCATAGACTGGTGTGTTGTCAATGAGAGAGTCAGCACCACCTGTGCCATCATTGAAGGAGAGG